GTGCCTCCGCTGCCTCTACTTCAGCCACCAATGCGGCTACCTCAGCAACAAACAGCGCCAACAGCGCCACTGCCTCTGCTAGTTCAGCGACAGATGCAGCCGCTTCAGCCGTAACAGCAGCTTCCTATATCCCTGACAACTCAGGCAACAGTGGTAAGTTTTTAACTACTGATGGCTCTGCTAACTCTTGGGCGGCTGTAGATGCTTTACCTAGTCAAACAGGCAACAGCGGCAAATACTTAACAACTGACGGCTCTGACGCTACTTGGGGTGTTTTAGATACAGATGCTAATACAACCACTAAAGGCTTGTACGAGAATGCATCTGTTATTAGTTCTACTTACGCCATTACAGCAGGGAACAACGCCATGAGCGCTGGGCCTATTACAGTTAACAGTGGCGTGTCTGTTACCGTCCCTACCGGCTCACGCTGGGTCATCAGTTAAGGTTTATATGGCAATTATATTAAATGGAACAACTGGCATTACAACGCCGGACATTGATTCAACAGCTGGATTTGATGGTGAAGATTTAACGGGTGATGTTGCTGCTGCACGTATCACTGGAGCATTAAACGCCACAGGCTCTGCACCTATTTATGCTTGCAGGGCTTGGGTTAATTTCAATGGCACTGGGGCGGTGGCTATTCGTGCAAGTGGGAACGTATCAAGTATTACGGATAGCGGTGTGGGTCAGTACACTGTTAATTTTGCTACTGCAATGCCGGATGCGAATTATTGCACAACAGCAGTTGGTAGAATAAATCAAACTATTGCGGGGTCAATACCTAGCGGTCTACTAACAACTGCTGTACTGGTACAAAGTAGGAGTGCATCTGCTAATGGTGCGCTAGCAGATGCGGACTTATTAAATGTAGCCATCTTCCGCTAAAAGGAACAATATGAAAAGAATTATTTACCAGACAAACGAAGGTGGCGTTGCCATCATTGTTCCCGCTGACTGCGGATTAACCATCGAACAGATTGCAGCTAAAGACGTACCCGCTGGCACACCATACAGCATTGTGGACGTTGCAGACATTCCAACCGACCGAACATTCCGCAACGCATGGGAGATGACATGATTACAGTGAATATAGGTAAAGCCAAAGACATTGCACATGATGTACGCCGCGCTGCTCGCTCAGTTGAGTTTGCTCCGCTGGACATTAAAGCAACCATTCCTTCAGAAGCCGTAGCAGCCGAAGAAGCTCGTGCTGTTGTTCGCACCAAGTATGACGACATGCAAACAGCCATTAACGCGGCAACTACAGCAGACGCAATTAAGGCAGCAATGCCACAGGGGGTTTAATGAGCAAAGTAGCGATAACCGGCAACGCCTCCGGCACAGGTGTTTTTACGGTAGCTAGCCCAAACAGCAATGTTGACCGAGTGCTCACGTTGCCTGATGAGACGGGTACGGTAGATACGTTGCAGCGAAGTGGTAATGTGGTGCAGGTGGTTAATTTCCAGACTGGTGCTGTGGCCACGGGGACGACTGTTATTCCTTATGACGATACCATCCCTCAAATTACTGAGGGTACCGAGTTTATGACGTTGGCAATAACGCCGACTAATGCGAACAATATTCTTTTAATTTCGGTAGTAGCAAACTTAAATCTTAGCGCTGGGGCTAGGCGAATAGTTGCATTATTCAAAGATGCTAGTGCTGATGCTTTAGCTGCATCTATAGATTACGGCGCGGGTGGGGGCGAGGATGGATTATTAAATATAGAGTATAGGGCTGTCAGTGGGAGTACAAATGAAATGACTTTTAAAGTTCGTGCCGGATTAAATCTTGCGGGTACGACTACATTTAACGGAAACGGCGGGGCTAGATATTTAGGTGGAACACAGTTTTCATCTATCACCATCACCGAACTCACGCCTTAAAGGATAAACCATGAATATCACAAGCTCCATCCTCCACCTAATCCCAGAAGCACAATTTATGTGCTGGGAGAATGACTACGCCCGTATAACTTGGAACGACACCAACACCAAGCCTCTACCCTCACTGGTAGACCTTGAATTCGCATGGGTGGACGTACAAGTAGCAGACCTCCAAAGCCAAGCTAACGCAAAAGCCCAAGCCTACCTAGCCTCAACAGACTGGATGGTGCTAAGGCAAGCAGACAGTGGCGAGGTTATGCCTAACAACATCAAAGACGCACGCGCTGCGGCTCGACTGGAGATTAAATAATGGCTGGCGATTTAACAATATCCACCATCAACGGTGGTGCAATAGGCGCTAAGAACGCCATTATTAACGGTAACTTTGGCATCAACCAACGGGCTGTCTCAGGTACTGTTACGCTTTCTGCTGGTGTTTATGGGCATGACCGCTTTAAGGCTGGTGCAAGTGGCTGTACGTACACCTTTGCAACAAGCAACAACATCACCACACTAACCATCACGGCTGGCTCTTTGATTCAAGTCATTGAGGGCATTAACTTACAGAGTGGCACATACACGCTGTCATGGACTGGTACGGCTCAAGGTAAGATTGGTGGCGGCGCTTATGCTGGCTCTGGTGTTACTGGAACTGTGACTGGTGGAACAAACCTAAACATTGAGTTCGACACTGGCACATTGTCGCTGGTTCAGCTAGAGGCCGGAAGCGTAGCGACCCCTTTTGAGCATAGGCAGTATGGGCAGGAGTTGGCGTTGTGTCAGAGGTATTATCAGAGATGGCAGCCGGGTAATTCCGCATTGAGAATAGCAAACGGCAACTCTGCTTCGGCAATAATTGGCTATCCTGTAATCCCCTTCGCAGTGCAAATGCGAGTAGTCCCGACAGCAACCAACTCAGCACCCTCGGACTGGTCGCTTATTGACGGATCCTCTCCGCGTGTTGTATCTAATATTAACCCCCCCTCGAATAATACAGAGTGGTGGGCCGCGTTTACTTGTGCGACCGGGCTTATCACTGGTCGTTGCGTACAGTTAAGGTCTGCAGCATCGGGCGCATGGCTCGCTGTCTCGGCAGAATTATAAGGATAAGCCATGTACAAAATAAACCAAAACCACACTAGCATCACCCGCCTTGCAGACAACGCAAGCATCCCCAATGACCCAGCCAACACGGACTATGCCAACTACCTAGTCTGGCTCTCAGAAGGCAACACGCCAGAGCCAGCCGACATTCCACCAGAGCCGACCTACCAAGAGTTACGTGCCTCAGCATATCCTCCAGCGGCTGACTACTTAGACGCAATAGTCAAAGGCGACACAGCACAAGCGCAGGCATACATTGATGAATGTCTGGCAGTAAAGGCTAAGTATCCTAAATGACAGAAGTAACCCACAAAGAGATTTACGATAGATTGTTAGCGGTCGAAACCAAGGTGGATAACCTAGCAGCAGATAGTAAAGAGGTGGTGGCGGCATTTAATGCAGCCCAAGGAGCCTTCACTGTCTTAGGGTGGTTAGCTTCAGTAGCCAAACCTTTGTTATGGATTGCAGGTGTTGTCACAGCTTTCTCTTTTATGATTAGTGAATATAGGATAAAGTAATGATTGCTGAACTCGCCATAGCCAACGCAGCCTTCGCTGTTATTAAGGAAACAATTAGCAATGGAGGTGACTTTATGGCGGCAGGTTCGCAGGTAATAGGTTATTTTAACAGTAAGGCTAAGTTACAACAAGACTTGAAGGCTAAGGGTAACAGTAGCGACTTAGAGGAATTCATGGCCTTAGCTACATTGAAGAAACAAGAACAAGAGTTAAAAGAGTTATTCATATATCAAGGTGCTCCGGGAATGTGGGACGAATGGTTACAATTCCAAGTAGAGGCACGTAAGGGTAGAGAGAAGGCGGCGGCGCTTGCTCAGATAACTCACTTACGATTTAAACAGAAGGTTACAGATGTAGTTAACATTGTTATGGCTGTCTTACTGGTATCAACTGGTTTGTTTGCTGTTGTAGGGTTAGCTTGGGCAATATACACTAAAGGACAATTCTAATGCGAGATTTACCAGTACGTAACATGCGTAAGACGAAGAACAAGAAACCAAAGCCAACAAAGAAGTAAGGAGCTAGTATGCAAGACTTTAATTCATTTATACAGAGCCTACTCAGTAATCCCAGTCCACAAGGGGGTATGATGGGTGGCGGCGGAAACCAACCTAATAGACAATTCTACGACCAAGCGGGTAATGATGCTTATTACCAGAACCCTTATCGTATGCAGGATTCTATTGACGCTGCCATGTTAAAGCGTAAAGAAGCGGATGCTGCGATGGCGGCGGCGATGGGTCAGCAGATGCCTGTAATTGATGGTGGTGGTGAAGGTGGTGGTTATGATGGTAATAATACAGGGTTCGCACCTTCAGGCCCTACCATTGGCTCTATGAACGCTCAGGATGCTGCGTTTGCGGCGTTACAAGCTACTCAAGGACTAACACCTAGTACAGCGGCTCTTATGGGGCCACTAGGTCTTTTAGGGTTAGGAGGTCAAGCACTGGCAAACAGTTACTTAGATAACCAAATAGATGCTATGTCTAATCAATATGGAGCTACCCCTGCTGGTATGTTCTCCGTATCCGATCAAAATGGCAATGTATCCACTGTCTCTAATGACGCAAGTATAGCTGCTCAAAACATGGCCGAGTTTGGAATTGCTGGATTTGGCAGTGATGGTGGTTATAGTGATGGGGGTAATGGTGTTGGTGTTGGTGGCGGTTCAGTTGGCTCTGGTGGTGGAAACGCCGCTGGTGGTTTCAGTTTTGGTGGGTGGTAATGAAACATTCAATTGGACTTAACCCTGTAGCGGCAACTCTTACAACCATCTTAACTGTCCCTGCTGGTTATAAAGCAAACGTAAGCACTTTGTTTATTAGTAATGCTACCGGAAACAACAAGCACTTTACAATCTATTGGCAACACGCTCACGATATTACACATAAGGTATATATTGTTACTGAAGCTATCGTAGCGCCTAATAGTTATATCCAATACACAGATAGTTTGGTTATGCAAGCAGGAGACTCTTTACACTTTAACTCAGAAGCCGGTTCAGAGCCTTCTGTTATTGCCTCGTTTGACCTATATAAAGAAACCCCTATAGCCTTTTTTGGCAACGAATAATGCTTGACATTTTAGCACAACTGTGGTATAATAGCAACAAAGGAACTTAAATGACATACTTAGAACTTGTTAATGCAGTGATGCGCCGTATAAGAGAAAGTGAAGTTGATTCAGTGCAAGGCGCTGGTAACACAAACTCTTATGCCCGTCTCATTGGTGACTTTGTTAATGATGCAAAGAACGAAGTTGAGAACTCTTGGAACTGGAGTGCGCTACGCTCTACGTTAACATTAACTACCACCGCCGGTATCTTTAACTACGAGTTGAATGGTGCTCAGAATAACTTTGCTGTATTAGACATCTACAATGATACTAGCAATTTCGAGATGCAGTATAAGGATAGTAAGTGGTTTAACCGCGAGTTCTTGATGGCAACACCACAGACAGGCGCTCCTTACTACTACAACTTTAACGGTGTATCAACCGACAGAGATACGCAGGTAGACATCTACCCAATCCCTGACGCTGTATATGACCTCCGCTTTAACTTGTCATTGCGTAACCTACCTCTTGACGCTGATGACGATACCACTGTTCTTCCTACCCGCCCTATCATATTGTTAGCGACAGCAATGGCGATTGAAGAGCGTGGTGAAGATGGTGGTAAGCAAAGCATCAACGCATACGCTGCAAGTCAAAGTGCCTTAGCGGATGAAATCTCTTATGATGCCGCTCGCCACCCTGAAGATGTTATTTGGTATAGTGTATGAAAGAACTCCAATCTCTATCCGTTGTTTCTCCCGGCTTTTTTGGGTTAAACACACAAGAGAGTGGTATTACGTTGTCCCCTAACTTTGCTCAACTGACCGACAATGTTGTTATAGACAAGTTTGGTCGGTTAGGCTCACGTAAGGGTTGGGCAATGAAGACAACCACAGGTGTAGATACCCTTGCCGGTGCTACTGTTGACTTTATGATGGAGCATGTGAACGCTGATAACTCTTCTGTTATCTTGTCCGGCTCTGTTAATAAGATATTTAAAGATGGTGTTGATGCCGTACTAACAGACGTAACACCAGCAGGGTACACGATATCCGCCAATGGATGGAAGGGTGCTTCACTTAACGATAAGTCAATGTTGTGTCAAGAAGGTCATGAACCTTTAATCTACTCAGAGGCAGCGTCACCAGCCACAAAGACCTTAGCAGTCCACACAAGCACAACAGCCTCCTTCGGTACTAGCTACCCTCGTGATGTTATAGCCGCTTACGGTCGGTTCTGGGCGCATGACGGTAAAACAATCTACTGGTCTACGGACATAGCAGACACAGCATTTCCAGCCTTTGCAGCGGGGTCTAGCGGCTCTTTAAACATAGCCTCTGTACTACCTAACAACGTTGACACTATAGTCGCTCTAGCCTCTCACAATGGCTTCTTAATCATCTTCTGTGAGGATAACATTGTTATCTATAAAGGTGCAGAGAATGTCTTAGATGCTTTTTCCCTTAGTGATGTTATAACAGGTGTTGGTTGCGTTGCTCGTGACTCGTTAGCCTACACTGGTGGCGACCTCATCTTCTTGAGCGACACTGGTGTTCGTAGCTTAGGTCGTGTTATTCAAGAGAAGTCGTTGCCTATGCGTGACTTGACTAAGAATGTGCGTGATGACCTCTTAAAAGACATAACACAAGAGCGTGCAACTAATAGTGGCTTGAGTAAAGTTAAAGCTGTTTACTCTGAGATATACGCCTTCTATCTTATATCTTTCCCTGCAACGTCTACCATCTATTGTTTAGATATGCGCCAGCCATTAGAAGATGGTAGTGCTCGTATAACTCAATGGAATGCGTATCAAGCAACTTCTCTACTGCGTATGCGTGATCGTAGGTTATTGGTAGGTAAGACTAACGGGATTGGATTGTATTCAGGTAACTCGGACAACGGCTCTAGTTTCCGACTACGTTACTTCTCTCACTACTTGGACATGCAAAGTCCTACACAACTGAAGATACTAAAGCAGATAAAGGCAACAGTTATTGGCGGTAGTAATCAATCCTTTATTATTAAGGCTGGTTTCGACTTCTCCGCTGCTACACGCTCTTATCCCTTCACCATCATTGATAGTGCAGTTGCTGAGTTTGGGATTGCTGAGTACGGCATCTCTGAGTATTCATTCGGTATTAACCTTGACTCTATTAAGAGTAGTGTAGGTGGTAGTGGTAATGTAATTCAGATTGGATTTGAGGCTGATGTTAACGGAAGTGAATTGTCCGTACAGAAGCTAGATATATTTGTTAAAACAGGAAGGACGAGTTAATGTCTAACTATTCAAAGAGTACAGACTTCGCGGCTAAGGATGATTTGTTAACCGGTAATGCTAATAAGATTATTAAAGGCACCGAGATTAACGATGAGTTTGACGCTATACTAACAGCAGTTAACAGTAAAGCTAACTCTAACAATGCATCGCTGACGGGTACACCTGTTGCGCCTACAGCGGCTGCTAACACTGAGACTACACAGATAGCCACTACAGCCTTCGTTAAGGTTGCTAGAGAGGCATTGTACCCTGTAGGCTCTATCTATACCAATGCGACAGTAGCAACTAACCCCAGCACATTACTGGGCTTTGGTACATGGACAGCTTTTGGAGCTAGTCGTGTAATGGTCGGCTTTGATGCCAGTAACGCAGCTTATGACACACTAGGCGAAACAGGTGCTATCACCGCCGCTAGTGGTTCTACTTCAATTCTCACATATGTCACTGTATATATGTGGAAACGTACAGTTTAAGGATTTATTATGAGTTTGTTTGATTTTGCTAACTTAGCTGGTAATGTCTTTGGTGGAATGGCTGCTAGAGATGCTGGTCGAGAGTCGGCAGCGGCACAGATGGCGGCGGGACAACAAGCGGCAGCGGCTGCTGAGTTTAAACCCTATTCTATCACCTCTGGGTTTGGTACTGGTTATTTTGACACAGAGAATAACAGGGCAGGTTATGATATTGACCCTGTTCTAAAGGCTTTCCGTGACCAGTCATATGGGGGCGCTGCTGACTTCATGGGGCAGGTTAACGCTGACCCTACACAAGTCGCACAGAACTACTATAACCAACAACAAGGCATTATGGCGGGCGGTCGTGAAGCTGAAGACATCGCCCTACGTCAGAATCAATTACAGAGTGGTCGTATTGGCCTAGGCTTATCGTCCAATGCTATGGGTGGCGGTGGCCCTGCTGGGATGGGTGGCGGGTATGTTAACCCTGAGCAGTTCCAGCAACAGATGGCGCGTAACATGGCAGACCAACAGTTAGCAGGTCAATCTACACAGTTGGCTCAAGCTGATATGGATAGAAACATTGCTCGTGGTCAAGGTATGTTACAGACTGCTACTGGTTTAGAAAACATGGCAATGCAACCTATGACGCTTGGTGCGGATATTGGTAATAGAGCAGCGGTGGCTGGTGCTAATCAAGGTTCTTCATTGTTAGCTGGTGGTCAAGCGGCGGCTAATGCTAACTTCGCTGGTGGTTTAGGTATGTCAGGTATGTTCCAGAATATAGGCCAAGGTTTCGGTAACTATGGTGCTTATGGTAACACAGGCGCTCGTCCAATCAAATAAGGGGTAATAATGGCTAGTAATCTTTCAGGCTTATTCGGAGGTATGACCAAATCTCCAGAACAATATAGACAAGA